TAAACAAATAATAAAAAACTAAACTATGGCTAGTAATACTACATTCAAAATACAAGCAGAAAAGGTAATAGATGACACTAACTTCACTTATGAGGTTGGTGCATTATACGTTAAAGATGATGAGTTAGTAGTACACGCTGGGGGTATATTTAAAACTATAAGCTCTGGAAGTTTAGACAATATCGTTGTAGTAAATCAGTCAAATGTAGCTACTACTTTAGGTGGTGTTATTGACTCCACAAAAGAATACTTCTTAGACGGTATAATAGATATGGGTACTACTCAAATAACAGTACCGACTACAGGAATGACTTTAAGAGGTTACAGTTTTGACTTAAGTGGACTTACTTCTAGTGAAGATAACTATGAGATGTTCATTTCTGAGACTGCAATAATTGGTAGTGGCAACTTGTTAGGTGTTGATTATTTCGTTAGTGTTACAGGTACTTCATCAAAGGTTTATGAGCTTTATGATGCTACAGGATTTAACGCTTTTGAGTTTACAAGAATTAACTACATTAATTGTACTTCATTAGGGGATATCTATGACTATAGACAAGGATTAGAACTTGGTACAGGTCGTTTCGGTGGCTCTCCTTCTTTAACTCTTCATGGATTATGGAGAGGGGGTTATAGAGTTACAACTTCAATAGTTAGAAGTTTAGCTGGTACAATGACTGCTCCATTATTTAAAGAGGGTACCTTGTTTCAAATGAATAGCAGATTTTTAACAGATATTAATTGCGACTTGCCAACTTTAGCTCCTTTCTGTGATTTTCAAACAGCTAATTTTCCTAACCCTTCTACCGTACAAGTTAAAGGCGCTATAATTTCTAGGGATGGAGTATTCAATGCTAACGATACAAATATATTTTCAAATTTAAACGCTTCTGATTTACCTTGTGACTGGGATAATAGTATAGGTATCTCTAATACTTTTGTAGGGGGGAATTTAAACAATACTACAGAAGCATCTACTGTTATAGCTACAATAGGTACAGCAGTAGACTTAAACGGAACATTCACAGCAACAGACCTACAGCATTTTGACTCTCCTTCTAATGGTGTTCTTAGACATATTGGCATTAACCCTAGAGAGTTCATGGTAAATTGGGATTTTGTAATAGAAGGGAAGGATAACGATAACTATGAGCTATTCTTAATGAAGATAGCAGCAGTAGGTGGAGTTGTAACAGTAGAACATACTCAAACAAGAACTGTAAACAACTTCCAAGGTGGTAGAGATGTAGGTATTTGGAGTGGACAAACTTCTATAATATTAAATCAAAACGATATAGTTCTTTGGCAAGTAGCTAACCTTTTAGATACAGACAACTGTACGCTTGAAATAGATAGCTCATGGAGTGTTAAAGAGAGATAATTAAACAAAATAATACAAACTACAAACAATAAAGTTAATTAACTAAAAGCAAATAATATGAATAAAGCAAGTAAAACTCTAGAAGCAATTAAATTAGCTCTAGGTATGGAAGTAACTCTAGCATCTATGAAATTAGATGACGGTGTTACTGTATTAGAAGCAGATTCCTTTGAAGCTGGAATGGCTGTTAACATTAAAACAGAAGATGAGCAGTTAATAGCTCTACCGGAAGGGGAATATAACCTAGAAGATGGTACTGTATTAGTTGTTAAAGAAGAAGGTGTAATTGATTCTATCGGAGAAAAGGTAGAAGAAGTTGAGGAAGAAGTAGCAGTAGAAGAAGAAGTAGCAGCAAGTGATTCTGCAACTGAAACTGTAGCTACTCCAAAGAAAGTGATTGAAGCAATTACTAAAGAGTCTCATTTCTCTGCTGAAAACTTAGAAGCAATTTCTAATGTTATCGATGCAAAGATTGAAGCGCTTAGAACAGAGCTTACAAAAGTAGAAGAGGTTGAAGAAGTAGTAGAAACTATTGTACACAATCCAGAGAAAGTAAATATGAGTTCAGAGCCAAAAGGTGGTTTATTGAACTTCTTAAATAACAGAAAATAATAATAACAATTAATTAATTTAAAAATGGCAACAACTTTAACTGTAAATTCTTCATATGCTGGTGGTGTAGCTGGAGAGATTATCGGAGCATCTTTCAAAGAAGCTCAAACAATTAAGGAGAACTTAGTAACAGTTCTTCCAGACATCGACTTTCAAATGTCTTTGAGAAAAATTTCTTACTCTAACGGTAGAGTAGATTATGCTTGTGGTTTCACACCAACAGGAGCAGTAACACTTTCAGAAGTTTTACTTACACCTAAGAAGATTATGAACGCACAAGAAGTATGTAAAGAAGATTTACGTCAGATTTGGAGTTCAGCTCAAATGGGATTCTCTGCACATAATGAAAATATGCCGAAAGATGTCGAATCTGCTCTTTTGAACGAAATCCTCATGGATACTGCAGAAGCAACTGATTTGGATATCTGGCAAGGAGTAGCAGCTACTACAGGTCGTATTGGTGGATTTATTGAGCTTTTCACAGCAGATGGAAACGTAATTAAGCATGGTAACGGTATTACTTCTATTGCAGCAGCTATCACTTCTACTAACGTACAGTCTGAAATCGAGAAAGTATTGGCAGTAGTTCCTGTTTCTTTGAGAAGAAAAAAGAACACAGTATTTGCAGTATCTTCTAACGTTGGTTTAGCTTATGAGCAAGCTCTTATTTCTGCTGGTATTTCTAACGGAATGGGTGGTGCTGAGTTAGAATTGGCTTATGGGTCAACTAAGATTACAGTAGTTGACGCTTTACCAGATAACACTATCATCGTTTATGAAGTTAAAAATCTTTACTTCGGTACAGGTTTAATGGCAGACCACAACGAAATCAGAATTAAGGATATGGATGAGTCAGACTTGTCTGGAAATGTTCGTTACAAAATGGTTTACACAGGTGCAGTTCAGTACATCAATCCAACTGAGATTGTTTGGTACTTATCTACAGCAGTTTAATACTAACAATTAATATTGAAGGGGTAGTGGTGCGACTACTACCCCTTTTTTTATAAACAAATAAATACACAAAATTATGGCATGCGATTTATCATTGGGCAGAATAGAGCCTTGCAAAGATTCAGTTGCTGGTTTAAAGAATATTTTCTTCATCAACTATGCAGATGTTACAGGTTACACTTACGACGTTTCAAATACAGATTTAATAGAAACTATTACAGGAGCTGTTACAATAAACGCTTATAAGTACGAGCTTAAAGGTACTAACACTTTTGACCAAAATGTGAGCAGTTCGAGAGAGAACGGTACTACTTTTGTTGAGCAGAATTTATCAGTTGTTCTTAAGAAGCAAGATATAGCTACACACAACGAAGTTAAGTTATTATCTTACGGTCGTCCAAGAGTAGTTGTTGAAGATTACAACGGGTCTTTTTTCTTAATGGGACTAGAGCATGGTGCTGACGTTCAGACAGTTGCAATTACAAGTGGGGCAAGTATGGGTGACCTTTCTGGTTACACTATCACAATGCAAGCAATGGAAAAGATTCCAGCTAACTTTATTGACTCATCTAACGAGGCTGGTTTATTAGCAGTAGGTCTTACAGTAGTAGCTTAGTAATTAACTTTTAGACGTTCTGCTTAACTGTGGAACGTCTTTATAATATTTAAACAAATGAGTGCAATATTAAAAGCATTACAGAATAGAGCTTCTGTAGAATTAAAGAGTGAAGTAGTAGAGTTTGGAAAGATAGACGAACTTAAAAAATATGAAAAAGAGTTAGACGACGGTAGAAATAAGCTTATGCAATACGCTACAGATGCAAGAGAAGCTATAGCTAAAGGTGTTAAGGATATGGATAGACTAGATTCAGTTAACAAGGTTGCTAAGTTACTATTAGGAGATGTAGAAAAGGCTGCTAAAGATTTAGGAGTGGATATTAAAGAATTAAAAGGGTTAAAGGGTGCTATAAACGCTTACGAACAGCAAAAAAAGACTTTAACTAAAGTATTAAAATAAACAACTATTATCTAAAATAATTAAACCCTTGCAACTTGTAAGGGTTTTTTTATGCAATATAAAGTACAAACATTATAAATAAAAGTTATTTAATTAACATGATAATATTAAGAAATTCTGTACTAGCTCAAACCTTTAATGTAATACCTAGAGAGTATTCAGCAGACTCTATTGTAATAACAGGAATAGAAGGTACAACAACGTATTCTATTACATCTACGCAGTCTGGTAGATACTTAACATTCGATAAGATTGTAACACTAACAGAGAATCAGTTCTATAGTCTTACAGTTTTAAATGGTACAGACGTAGTTTACAAAGATAGAATATTTTGTACTAACCAAACTGTAGCAGATTATACAGTAAACAAAACAGAGTACACAGAAACGACAAGTAATAATGACTTTATAATGGTATAATGGCAAAGAAAGATAATAGTAACATAAGCATAATTAATTTAGCTCAATATGAAGCTCCAAAAGTAGTGGAGAATAGTAGAGATGAGTGGGTATCTTACGGAGATAAGAATGACTTTTACGATTTTTTAATCGGTAGATACAAACAAAGTGGTACGAACAACTCAGTAATCAATAACATCTCACGCTTAATTTACGGAAGAGGTGTTGATGCTTTTGACTCTAACAAGAAACCTAATGAGTATGCAATGCTTAAGACATTAATTACTCCTAAAGCTCTAAGAGGTATAGCTAAGAACTTTAAAATGTTGGGTGCTGGTTACTTTCAAGTATCTTACAATAAAAACCATACTAAGATATTAAAAGTAGATTACATAAACACTAATTTAATCAGAGTAGGTAAGTGTAACGATAAAGGAGAAATAGATTCTTTTTACTTCTCTAACGATTGGGATGACATTAGAAGAAACGAGCCTGTAAGATATTCAGCTTATGGAACTTCTAAAGATAGCATAGAAATTTTCTGTTTAAAGTTTGACTCTGTAGATATGAAATACTATACAGAGCCAGATTATTTAGGTGCTATTAAGTATGCAATACTAGAGGAAGAGATAGCAGACTTTTTAATAACAGATGTACAGCAGTCTTTTAGTGGGCAAAAGGTTATTAACTTTAACAATGGTGTTGGAACTCCAGAAACTAGAGCTATAATAGAGAAGAGTGTTAGACAGCGTTTACAAGGTGCTAAAGGAGATAAGGTTATAATAGCGTTTAACGAGAATAAAGATATGGCTACTACTATAGATGACATAGCCTTAACGGATGCTCCAGAGCATTACTCGTATTTAGCAACGGAAGCACAAAGTAAACTACTTAACGCTCATGGTGTAGTATCTCCAATGATTGTAGGAATCACTACTGAGAATAGTGGCTTTAGTTCAAATGCAGATGAAATCGAAATGGCTACAAAAGTATTTTACAATCAGTCTATCGTACCTTTTCAAGAAGCTATATTAGAGGCATTAGAAGAGTTCTTAGCGTTTAACGGTGCTAGTCTTAAGCTCTACTTCAAACGTCTTAATTTACTAGACTCTATCGAAGAAAAACAACAAGCCAAAGAAGAAGCAAACTTAAAGATGTCAAGTGACTACGATAAACTGATTTCTGAGTTTGGAGAAAACGAAACAGATGAATGGGAATTAATAGATAGTAGAGAAGTAGATTACGATGCTGAGAGCGACTTAGACAGTCAAGTTGAACAATGGAGTAAGGTAGAAGAGAAAGCTCCTACAACACTTTCTAAGATAATAAACATTATATCTACAGGTAAGGCTAATGCAAATAGAAAAAGTACACAAGATAAAGAAGTAGACGGTTTCTATTTTAAGGTACGTTATAAGTATGTAGGTAATGCGAATGCTGAAAGAGGTTTTTGTAAAGCTATGATGTCTGCTAACAAGATTTATAGAAAAGAAGATTTAGCTCAGATGAGTAGTCAAATAGTTAATGCAGGATTTGGAGAATTTGGAGGCGACTTTTACGATATTTTCAAATTCAAAGGTGGGGCTAGATGTCATCATAAATGGCAAAGACAGACTTTTGTAAGCGCAAGTAAGAAACAAAACTTATTGAACCCTAACGCTAATACAATAAGCACAGGTAAAGCTAGAAAGTTTGGTTATAACCCTGTAAACGATAAAGAGGTATCTATGAAACCTAACGACATGCAATACAAAGGTTTTTCTCCTAACAATACTAACAGACCACAAGACGCAAGATAATGAAAGCATTACTAATAACGACACAAGATATTCCTAAATATACTGCTATGAATGGTGGTGTAGATATAGATAAGTTTATACAATTTGTTTCTATTGCACAAGACATTCACTTGCAAAACCTCTTAGGCACAGACCTTCTAGAGAAGATACAGTTAGAAATATCAAACGCTACCTTGAGTGGTGTATACTTAGCTTTAAATACTAACTATATTAAACAAGTTCTTATACACTACAGCATGGTAGAATATTTACCTTTTGCTGCTTACAGCATTTCTAATAAGGGGATTTATAAGCATAACTCTGAGAATAGCCAAAACGCTGAGAAAAGTGAGATAGACTTCCTTATTCAAAAAGAGAGAGATATAGCAGAGCATTATGCAACTAGGCTAGTAGATTACCTTTGTAACAATTCAGCAGATTTTCCAGAGTATTCTACAAACACAGGAGCAGACGTAAATCCAGATAGAAACACAGTCTTTAATGGTTGGATGCTAGACAATAATGCATTGAGAGATAGACTAGACTACGATAACTTAGAGCTATGAGAAAGACGTATAAGCCGAAACAAGCAAACGTAGTTAAATTACTAACCTTTTTAAGTAAGAAGAAATAATGGCAGATTCTAAAATAAGTGACTTAACAGCAGCAACTACTCCCTTAGCTGGGACTGAGTTAGCTGTAGTAGTTCAAAGTGGTGTTACTAAGCAAGTAGCAGTAAGTGAA